CACTTACAAAAATAAATAGATCTGAGTATCAAGCATTTTCAAATAAAACATCTACGGGTGTTCCATCACAATATTTTGTACAAAGATTTATTGATAGAGTTACAATTACTTTATATTTAACTCCTGGTTCTACAGAAGCCGGAAACTTTCTAAACTATTATTATGTTAGCCGGATTCAGGATGCCGGGGCCTATACAAATGAAGCAGATGTACCATATAGATTTGTACCTTGTATGGTAGCAGGACTTGCATATTATTTATCACAAAAATTTAATCCACAACTCGTTCAACAAATGAAATTATTGTATGAAGATGAATTGAAAAGAGCATTAGAAGAAGATGGTTCTTCATCTAGTTCTTTTATAACCCCAAAAACTTATTATCCAAATGTCTAAATCAAATGGTAAATACGCACAATTTATTTCTGATAGATCAGGTATGGCTTTCCCATACAAAGAAATGGTTATTGAATGGAATGGATCAAGAGTCCATATTTCAGAGTTTGAACCAAAGCAACCACAATTAGAACCAAAACCACATACCGCTGATCCAACAGGTTTAGAAAATGCAAGACCGGATAGAACAGAACCGCAAGTTTTAATTTTATTAAATCCAAATCCATTTGAAACAATTAACTATGCCGGTACAACTTATATAAATGTTTATGAACCTTTTCATAATAGATCAACAGGTAACACTGTTAGATTTAGAGGACCAAGTAATGCAACTGGGTTTGGAGATATACCTAGTTTTGATGGTGTAACTGATATAGATAACGCATCAGGATTTAGTATTATACTTGGCAAAATAGATTCAAGTGGTAATATAACGGACACAACTAATTATTATTACTTTGCAAGTAGTGACACTGCTACTTCAGGTGATGTATACGGAGGAGGCGATAGCTGCACTGCAGGACCAGTGACGTTACAAGGTTAATATGACATACGCAGAATTAGTACAAAAAATTAGAGATTACACAGAAGTAGATAGTAATGTTTTAACATCTACGATTGTTGATGGCATTATTGAAAATGCAGAATTTAGAATATTTAGAGATGTTGATTCTGATAATAATAGAAGATATGCAACAGCAAATTTAATTACTTCACAAAGATTTATAGATGTACCTGCTGATTTATTAGTGGTTCGATCAGCTCAAATTGTAGATGGTGGGTCAGGTGGTACTAGAAACTTCTTAGAATATAGAGATACAAGTTTTATGTCTGAATATAATTCAACAGGGGCAACAGGAGAACCTAAATATTACAGTATGTGGGATAAAGACACCATTGTTTTAGCTCCTACACCAAGTTCAACTTATGAAATTCAATTAAATTATATCTTGAAAGATCCAGGTTTATCGAGTACAAATACAACAACATACCTAAGTAAGTATTTTCCCAACGGACTTTTGTATGCATGCTTAGTTGAAGCTTACAGCTTCTTAAAGGGGCCAAATGATCTCTTGCAATTATATGAAGGAAAGTATAAACAAGTGGTTGAAGGCTTCTCTATAGAACAAATGGGAAGACGAAGACGAGATGAATATCAATCAGGTGTTCCTCGAGTCGGAGGAAAATAAGGAGATAAACTATGGCTATAACACAAGCGATTGCAAATGCGTTTAAAAAACAATTACTGGAAGGTGATGCAAACTTTGCATCAGGTGGTGATAAATTTAAATTAGCTCTTTATACTTCTTCAGCAACTCTAAACTCAGCGACTACTGCTTATGCAGCAACTAATGAAGTTGCTAATAGCGGAACTTATGCAGCTGGTGGTGGTGCTCTGACAGGTCAAAATACTTCAATTGCATCAGGTGTTGCAATTGTTGACTTTGCAGATTTATCATTTACAGGTGTAACGTTGACAGCTAGAGGTGCATTAATCTACAACACATCTTCTGCAGTTACTAATGCAGCAGTTGCAGTTTTAGATTTTGGAGCGGATAAAACAGCTACATCAGGAACTTTCACAGTACAGTTTCCAGCATTTACTACAGCGGCAGCTATATTAAGAATCTCTGGTTAATAGGAGGTTAAATGGCATTAGTTGTAAATGATAGGGTAAGAGAAACCTCTACTACTACAGGTACAGGTACACTTACTTTAGCAGGTGCTATTACAGGTTTCGAAACTTTTTCTACTGCAATTGGAAATACTAACACAACATATTATTCAATTGTAAATGAAAATGGAGAATTTGAAGTAGGTCTTGGTACCGTTGGCGCGGGAACTTTATCTAGAGATACAATTATTTCATCATCTAATAGTGATGCTGCAGTAAACTTTTCTGCAGGAACTAAAGATGTGTTTTGTACTCTTCCTGCATCTAAAGCGGTCATACTAGATTCAAGCGGAAACATTGTTGCAAACAATGGATCTAATTTAACAAATTTAAACGCAGATAATTTAGCTTCAGGTACAGTACCCGATGCAAGGTTTCCTGCTACATTACCAGCAGCAGATGGTTCTAATTTAACAGCTCTTAATGCAACACAATTAACTTCTGGAACTGTTCCAGACGCAAGGTTTCCTGCAACTTTACCCGCAATTAGTGGAGCTAACTTAACAAACTTAGATGCGTCTGATTTAGCTTCAGGTACAGTACCTGACGCAAGATTCCCAGCAACACTTCCTGCAATTAGTGGTGCTAATTTAACAAACTTAGATGCAGATGATTTAGCTAGTGGCACAGTGCCAGATGCAAGATTCCCAGCAACACTCCCTGCAATTAGTGGAGCAAATTTAACATCTTTAAATGCTACAAACATTGCTTCAGGAACTTTAGCTTCAGATAGATTACCAACTGTACCAACAACAAAAGGTGGTACGGGTTTAACTACTATTGGAACTGCAAACCAAGTTCTTGCAGTTAATGGAGCTGGAACTGCTTTAGAATATCAAACTCCAACTACTGGAGATATTACAGGTGTTACAGCAGGAAATGGTTTAACAGGTGGTGGAACTTCTGGAGATGTTACATTAAATGTTGGGGCAGGTGCTCTTATTGATGTTACGGCAGATGCTATTGATGTTGATTTATCTGAACTAACTACATCTACTTCAGACGCTGATGGAGATTTTTTTGTTGTAGTGGATAGTGTTAATGCACAGAAAAAACTTACAAAAGCAAATATTAATATCTCAGGATTTAATAATGATAGCGGATTTACTACAAATACAGGTACAGTTACTTCTGTATCAGGTGGAAACGGATTAACAGGAACTGTCACAACTTCAGGTTCTCTTGCAGTAGGTGAAGGGACTGGTATTGACGTTGCAGCAGATTCAATTTCTGTTGATGTATCAGACTTCATGTCTAATGGTTCTAACAACAGAGTTTTAACTGCAACTGGCACAGATGCCATGAATGCAGAAGCTAATCTAACTTTTGATGGAACCAACTTAGGTATTGGCACCGCTTCTCCATCTCGAACATTAGAAGTTAGCGGATCAGGAGCGCGTATTTATATAACAGCTGCTAATGAAGATATTAGTATGGATAGTAGTGGTAATGGACAAATTTCTATAGATGGTGTTGGTTATCAAGCTGGAATTGCGTTAGATGCTGATGCAATGAATATTTATACAAACTCTGCATCAAGAGATGTTGTTTTAGGTGTTAATGAAACTGAAATTTTGAGAGCAAAACCTGCGGGTGTTGATGTTACAGGAACATTAGTAACCGACAAAGGTTATATTGCAGAAACCACTTTAACAGATGGTGCAACTATATCTTGGAATATGAATACTCAATCTGTTGCTAAAGTAACACTTGGTGGAAACAGAACAATTGCTGCTCCAACGAATGGAAGCACAGGTCAATTTGCATCCTTACTTGTTATTCAAGATGGAACGGGATCAAGAACATTAACATGGAATGCAGTATATGAATTTGCATCAGATACAGCTCCGACTTTATCTACAACAGGCGGTAAAGCAGATTTATTTGTATTTAGATACAATGGAACAAAATGGTTAGAAGTAGGTAGAAACTTATTACTAACAGTAAGTTAAGGATAAAATATGAAATTTAATTTTGATAAAAAAGAATACGATACAGATGATTTATCGCCACAAGCAAAACTTTGTGTAGAAAAATTACAAAATATCGCTGTTCAAAAACAACAAATTTCAATGCAATTAAATGATTTAACAGTATTGCAAACACATTATTCTGAATTACTAAAAAAAGAATTACCTCAAGAAGAAGTAAAAGAAAACAAAACAGGAGCCTAGACTATGGCTTTTGGAATTAATTCTTTTGCAGAATCATCATTCGCTGCAATTACAGAAAATCCGATTGTAGCAGTAACTGGTCAAGAACTTACCATAGCAGAAACATCTCCTGGTGTTATTATTGATGTAACTGTTTCTTTAACTGGTCAAGATATAACTATCACAGAAGGTGATGTAGGTATCTTTGCAGGTGTTGTTGCATTTCCAACAGGTGAAGCTTTATCTGCTAATCTAGGTTCAGTTATAGCAAACATAAACGCAGATGTTGATATTACCGGTCAAGAATTAACTGCTACAGAAGGAACATTAACTTTAGATGCAAATACACTAGTAGATCTCACTGGTCAGTCTTTAAGCGTATCACTTCCAAGTCCTTTAGTATTTACTGGATTTGGAGATGCTCAAATATCTACGGCTCAATCTAAATTCGGTGGAGCAAGTTTACTTTTAGATGGCACAGGAGATTATTTAGAATCAGAAGGAGCTTACAATTTTGGAAGCGATCCATTTACAGTAGATATGTGGGTACGTCCAACTAGCGGAACTCAGGACGGCATCTTTTTTGATAGCAGAGATTCAACATCTAATGATACAATAGCCCTTCGTCAGTCTACGGATAACTTATTGGTTATTCGTGGAAATGTTACTTTATTTAACATTAATAATGTATTTTCTGAAAATACCTGGGTGCATATTGCTGTTACTCGTGGTGATCCTTTTGGAAATACTTATTCTGTTTTTGTTAATGGTGTTAAACAAAATAGTTCACTTTTTGGTGCAACACCAACCGCAGCAAATATACATATTGGCTCTGACTTTAACGGTTCTAATAACTGGGAAGGTTATATTGATGAACTTCGTGTAGCTAATGTAGACGAGTATGGAGGTACAGATTTCACTCCACCGACTTCAGCATACACAGCAGATGAAAATATTCCAATTTTATTACATTTTGACGGTGCGAACGGCTCAACTACTTTCACAAATGATGGTATTGTTCAATCCGTAACAGTAACCGCAAACGCAGATGTTTCAGTTACTGGTCAAGAACTAACTATGCAAGAAAATGCTCCAGATGTTACTGGAGATGCAAATATTTCTTTAACTGGTTTTGCTTTATCCACTTCTCTTGGCACAGCAGTTTTAGATGCATTAACCCCTGCAGAAGTAACTGGTCAAGAATTGACTATGCAAGAAGGTACCGCTACTGCAGATGATGCGAGTGCTGAAATTACAGGACTTTCTATGTCAATGGCTCAAGGAAGTGTTAAAAATGTTATATGGAATCCTGTAGATACAGGAACAATCCAACCGTGGACGGAAGTTGACACTGCTGCATAAATGAAATATTATGATATAATTTAAGGAATCTAAAATATGCCGAATACTACATCGACAAGTTTAAAACTAACCGTACAAGCAACTGGTGAAAACTCAGGAACTTGGGGTGCTTTTACTAATACTAATTTACTTATTTTAGAACAAGCAATTGGTGGTTATGATGCGGTTGCTTTGAATGCAACAACAGGTGCTACTTTAACTTTTTCAAATGGTGTATTATCGAATGGTAAAAATCAAGTTATAAAACTAACAGGAACTATTACTTCTAATGTAAATGTTATTATTCCTGATTCCGTTGAAAAAACATATTTAGTTGAAAATGCAACTAGTGGAGCATTTACTGTTACATTTAAAACTTCTTCTGGAACAGGTGTTACTTGGAGCACTACTGATAAAGGAACTAAATTAATATATTCAGATGGAACAAATGTTGTTGATTCAACATTTGTTGATAATGCAATTCAAGAAGTTTTAGATGACACTTCCCCACAATTGGGCGGAGATCTAGATACTAATTCTTTTGACATTCAATTTGATGATGCAAAAGGAATTAGAGATGATTCTGATAATGAACAATTAATTTTTCAAAAAGCTACCACTGCAATTAATTATTTTGAAATGACCAATGCTGCAACAGGTAATAATCCTGCACTATCTGTAGCAGGAGATGATACAAATGTGGGATTAGACATTACTACAAAAGGTACTGGATTAGTTAAATTTAATGATGCAGCCTACAATCCAGAAGCTACATTAACGGATGGAGCGACTATAAATTGGGCTGTAAATGCTGAACCCGTAGCAAAAGTAACCCTAGGAGGCAATAGAACTATTGCTGCTCCAACTGGAGGAGCTACTGGACAATTCGTCTCTTTACTGGTAATACAGGATGGTACAGGTTCAAGAACTTTAACTTGGAACGCAGTTTATGAATTTGCTTCAGATACTGCACCGACATTAACAACAACCGCTGATTTAGGGGACTTGTTTGTGTTTAGATATAATGGTACAAAGTGGTTAGAGGTTGGAAGAAACCAAGCTTTAACATTAAGTTAGGAGAAAAATTATGTGGGCATTAGTACAAAATGGACAAGTAACAAAAACATTTAATTATGCAAAAGGATTTGTGTTGAATGATACACAATATCCAAAAGACATATTTACTAAATGGAGTCAAGCTGAAAAAGAAGCTATTGGAATTTATGAAATAATTGTCGATAAAACAAATTACAAAGACACAGAATATTATATAAATACAAATTCAACAATTGCATTTGCAAATGGTCAAGTTACTGAATCTTGGGGAACTGCAACTGCTAAAAGATTAAATGATGAAAATGCAGTAGACGGAGATGGAAACCCTATATTACTTGATGGTGTTCAAGTTATTAACTATGGTTTAAAAACTGAAAAGAAAAGAATTGTAAAAGATCAAGCTGCAGGATTACTTGCTAAAACAGATTGGTATGTCGTTAAAGCAACTGAAGTTTCTGATTATACTGTACCTGCAGATATTACAACGTATAGAGCAGCAGTTAGAACTAAATCAAATCAAATGGAAACAGCAATAGATGGTGCAGCAAATGTCGATGCACTCAAAGCATTATATGAATATACTAACACAGGAACAGAACAAGATCCTGTGTATACAAGACCTTTAGGAGAGTGGCCAGAGGAGGTAATCTAACGTGTTAATAGTTGGAGGAAACCAATCGGCAGGGGGTTATGACGTTGATAACTCATTAAGATTTAATGATGGTAGTGATGATTCTTTAACTAGAGCATTTCCTAGTGCTGGAAATCAAAGAACTTGGACTTTTAGTACATGGGTTAAAAGAGCTTACATTAGTAATGCCAACATGAATATTTTAGGAACAGATTATGCTGGAAGTGGAGAGGCATATTTTTTATTTAGACCAGGAGATAGAATACAGTACGGACAATACGAAGGTGGTGGTACAGTTGGAAACTATAGACTTGAATTAAATAATGTTTTTAGAGATTCATCAGCTTGGTATCATTTTACATTAGTTTGGGATACTACAGATGCAACAAGTTCGGATAGAATAAGAATCTATGTTAATGGTGTTAGACAAACAAGTGCTTATGCTGCTGTATATCCAGCATTAAATTATCAAGGTGTGGTTAATCAAGCAAGAACTCATTATATAGGAGACGCATTTTATGGAACTAATTTAGATGGTTATCTTGCTGAAACAGTATTTATAGATGGACAAGCATTAGAACCAACATCATTTGGAGAATTTGACGAAGATTCAGGAATCTGGAAACCAATAGATGTATCTGGATTAACCTTTGGTACAAATGGATTTTATTTACCATTTGAAAACTCTGCTGCATTGGGTCAAGACGATAGTGGTAATGGAAATAACTTTACTGTAAATAATTTAACTAGCATAGACCAAACTACGGATACACCGACTAATAATGGAGTAGTATTAAATAATTTATATAGTAGCTCTGGAACTGGTTTTAGTGAAGGTAATTTAAATTATACTAATTCACCTGCTGCTTGGAAAAGTGCTTTATCTACAATAGCACCAAATCAAGGAAAGTGGTATGTGGAATTCAAGAAAGTTTCAGGTACTTATGCTTGGTTTGGTGTAACTGGTGAAAACTTAGCTGAAACTATTTCTAATTTCTGGCTGGGTAGTGATAATGGCAGTTCTGGAACTAATATAGCTTGGGGATCTCAAAGCGGAAATGTCGAATCTAATGGTGTTAACTTAGGTTTTTTTGGAGGTTCAATGGCTGATGGAACAATAGTAGGAATTGCTCTTGATTTAGATAATGACTATATTTATTTTTCAAAAAACGGAACTTTTATAAATAGTGGTGACCCCACAAGTGGTGCTTCTGGAACTGGTGGTTTTGCTTTACCAAATAGAGTAGCTTTAGAAGCTTATATGATTGGTGTTAGTTCTTATTCGGGTAGTGTACTTTCTTGTAATTTTGGCAGTCCATCTTACACAATCTCATCAGGAAATAGTGATGCTGATGGCTACGGAAACTTTGAATATGCTGTACCATCAGGATATTATGCACTTAACACAAAAAATTTAGCGGAGTATGGATAATGGCTTATACACCAATAGATAAATCAGACGATTATTTTAATACTGTTCTTTATACAGGTAATGGTTATCCAACGTCTAATACACAATCAATTACAGGTGTAGGATTTCAACCAGATTTTATATGGATTAAAGATAGAGATACATCACAACATCATAGACTTGCAGATGTTGTTAGAGGAGTTAAGAAAAATTTAAAATCAGATCAAACTGATGCAGAAAATACTACTAATTCAACCAATGGTTTGCAAAGTTTTGATAGTGATGGTTTTACACTTACACAAGATAGTAGCGATCATGGTTACAATGCTAATGGCTCATCTCAGGTTTCATGGAACTGGTTAGCTGATAACACAAGTGGTTCATCAAACACAGATGGAAGTATCACATCAACAGTTTCAGCAAACACTACAAGTGGATTTAGTATTGTGTCTTATACAGGTACTGGTGCTAATGCAACTGTAGGTCATGGGTTAGGTGTAGCACCAAAAATGGTTATATGTAAAGGAAGAAGTTTCTCTAGTTCAGCACATTGGCTTACATACCATGAAGCTATGGGGAATACTTCTGCTATGAAATTAAATTTAGATACAGCAAAAGAAACTACTTCTTTTTATTGGAATGACACTTCGCCAACATCTTCAACATTTTCTCTTGGTGCTAGTACAGAAGCAAACACATCAAGTGCAACCTTTATAGCTTACTGCTTCGCAGAAATAAAAGGGTTCAGTAAGTTTAACTCATACACAGGCAATGGAAGTTCAGATGGAGTATTTGTTTATACTGGATTTAAACCTGCTTGGGTTATGATTAAAAAATCAAGTGGTGTAAATGAATGGGGTATTTGGGATAACAAACGATCAACATTTAATGTTACAAATGATATTATTTACGCAAATTTAACTAACGCAGAAGCTTCTAACAATGCAAATGGTTTAGATTTTGTAAGTAATGGTTTTAAAATAAGAGCAAGTGGAGATTTATTTAATGCATCTGGTGGCACATACATCTACATGGCATTTGCTGAAAATCCTTTTGT